CCCCCCCCCCCCCCCCCCCCCCCCCCCCGGGACCCCCCCCCCCCGCCCCGAGAAACTCTGTCCCCAGCCTCCCGGGGCCCCGGGGGCTGGTAAAACGAAAGCCCCGGACTGGTTTGTCCGAGGGGTCCGCAATGACGTGGCTAGCTCCATCGAAGGATTGAATAGTGCGGATAGCGTGGTCCAGATGGCCCGGCACTCTGCTATCGTCTTGGACGAGATTGATGAAGAAGTCGCTAACAAAATAAAGGAGAGTAAGTTGAAGCGAATCATTACCGGGGAATCTGAAAGTTGCCGTGTTGCTTTCGCCCATTCTCCGGGAACCTATGAGTACTGCGCAAGTATCATTGGGAGTACGAACCAAGAAGAGGTATTGAGAGATACCACAGGCACTCGCCGTTACTACCCGGTAATCTTAGGTGAACGCACCACGCCGGAGGAAGAAATCCCTGCCGGGTTTAGTGCCAACAGCTGGGCGGTGGAGAAGCTCTTCGAACAGGACAACCAGCAACTTTGGGCACAGATTAAATACATGGTAGACGCCCATGAAGATGGCGAATACCGTTGGGCTAATCTGGAAAAAGTAGGTGCATTCCTCGCGGAACAGTATGCCAGTTGCCGAGGCAATGATACTGACCTGACGAAGTACCTTGTCCCCGTGGCTCCCAATGATACGGACACGAAGGGAGAGAGGCTCTCCAAAAAGATACCGGGCGACTTTACCGCTATGCGCAACATCCTCGCTTATGTCCGTAAGAACTTCGGAGACATGGAGAAGGTGGAGAACTGGGCAGACACTAACTTCAAACGAGACCTCATCGCGTCCTACGGTTCCGATTCTCTGATACGTCAAAATGTCAAACGCCTCGATGACCCCAAGCGTACAAAGCGTTTCTTCTTCATGCCAATCGACATTTGGTTGAAGGAAGCAAGCGCAGAAACGAAGGCAAGGGTGTATTCACAATATGAACATATTAAGGTACTTGCGGAAGCCATGTAAAATTTCTTCTAAAAACTTCTTGACAAAAATCTAAGCTATGATACATTGGCCTCGTCACCGGGATTCCGGGGCGGGGCCAATCCCGTTCCGCTAATCCCATAGAATAATAAAAAGCAAACCAGCAATAAACATGACTACGACCGACGACAACATGATTACCGAGTTGAAAGCTCTTGAATCCGAGCTTCGCTCACAGGTGGAAAAAGCCGAAGAGGAATTGAAGTCCCTTCGCAATAACCACAACCGCATTGTCAAGCTCATCAATCTCCTTGACGGTCTTGGCAACTTGATGAATAGTACGCACGTTACCACGGTTGCGGATTCTCCCCGCCCCGGCTATAGCAAGAATGGCAAGAAGCTGGGCCGCCCGTCCAATGAACGTCTCGCCAACTTGAAGGCGCAGAACCAGAACCTCCGCGACCGATACGAACTTAGCCAGAAGCGTGACCAGCTGAACAAGTGCATCGACAGTCTCGACTGGATTATTGATGTGCAGGAAGCCAATGAAGCCGAATTCTAAGTCTAACCTCTTATGCCCAAAAGACTTATGACATTGGAAGATACAACATACTCTCAAAGATTTAGGGATAACCTCGAGGACACGTTGGAGCAGATGCTTCCGGTTCTCTCATTCATACCCTTTGTCCTTACCCTAGGGGTTAAAGTGTATTGTCCTGAATATTCGTGGATGCTGTGCTTCTTAGCGGTACTCGGCAGTCACGTACTTCAAATTCTCTTTGTTGTTACGGTGAACTCCATTCCGAAGAAGGATTCTTTCTTTTTCGGGGCGGTCGCCGCCGCTGGTTTCTACTTAGTCCCTATACTCTGCCTCTATAATGCGATGAAGTGCTAATCATGAAAGAATTAGTTGAACTCTCCCCCTACATGGGCATCTATTACCTCACCATATTCGTGGGCTTTCTGGTCAATGGTATGCCCCTACTGGCCTCCCTCATCTTCTCGCTCATTCTCGTCCTCATCGTTCTGTGGATGTGGTCCTTCATCTACATCACCATCACACATCTATTGAAACGGAGTAACCGGGACATGAACGTCAATATCTTTGGCCTCTCCGCGACAATGGTCACTCTCTTCTTCATAATCATATTACGCTAAACTATGTACAACGAAATTGCAATCGCCGCCCAAACTGTTGATTCCCACTTCTCCTATATGGGATTAGAGGAATCAGCCGCTGACCTCCTGCGCCATCTTCTGTGGGAGATTGAAGAATACCGGGAAGCTGACGCGGAGGACCGCGTAAAGGAGGCAACCGACATCGCCATTCTCGCATTGCGCCTAGTAGCCGCTACGGGGCGCGATGAAGGTTTCTCCTTTGAGGATGGGATATTCCTCGCAAACGAAAAATGCCGGGAAGTCGTGAACCGCATGAACCGTTCCGTCAAGATGTACAAGAAGGACAGAACCGCCGGAATTCCTATGAGCACCCCCCAAGAATACTACGCGCAAGCGAAGGAACAACTAAATACACCCAAACACTGATGCACGAAGAATTAGATAAGAACCCTATATCATTTTCACTGCCTCGCATTCCGGGGTATGAAATGGAGATTACAGACGACCAGACCAAACTCACAGGCGATACTCTTGCCGTTGACTTTGAAACGTATTATGAGGGGAAATATTCCCTCAAGTTCATGGACCCGCATTCCTACTGTCTGGACCCACGGTTCGACGCATACATCATGTCCGTCTATGACGGGAAGTATTGCTGGGTAGGACATCCGAAGGATTTTGACTGGGAGAAAACTACGAAGGACAAAACCCTCGTCGCGTTTAACGCCAGCTTCGACTATGCCGTTTACCTCTTCGCACTTCACGCGCCGGGGGCCAAGGGCATCCCGTGCACGCCAAGCTTCCGGCCACCCTTCAAGGAGTGGCTCTGTTCCCGTGCCGCTTCCAACTATCTCGCCATCTATGGCTCTCTTGACAAGATTGTCGCAAAGCTTTGGGGTGTAGAGATTAGCAAGGAAGTCCGAGCCAAGGCCGAAGGTGTTGACTTCCGCAAGATGGAAGTCATCCCCGACGACATGAAGGAATACGTGGCGGGCGATAGTTACTACTGTCTCGCCGTGTGGGACAAGATGAAGAACTTCTGGCCGGAAGATGAACGCGCCTGTTGGCTCAATACCTGCATCATGGGATGGCGCGGAGTTCCGACTTCCCGCCAGTATCTTCTTGATGGATTGGAGAAACTCCATCAGGCGCAGGAGGAATACAAGGAAGCTATCCCGCTTGAAAAGAAACTCTCCATTCCCCAGCTACGCAAGGCGTGCGAGGAACTGAACATCCCCGCCCCGGAGACTACCAGTAAGACCAGCGAACTATTTACTGACTGGTTGGAAGAGTATGGCCATCTCGTCCCGTGGGTAACGCTTATTGGGAAATACAGGAGCGTAAACCGCATGATTAGTATTACCGAGCGTATGCTTTCCCGCGTCTATACTGACCATGAAGGGATAGAACGTCTCCCCTATACGCTGACCTACTGTGGCGCAAGTACGGGCCGTTGGACTGCTGGGGGAGATAAGCTCAACCTGCAACAGCTTAACCGTGAAGACGTTCTGGGCTTTAACCAGCGCAACGCCATTCAAGCACCCGAAGGGTATAAGCTCGTGGTATGTGACTGGGCTGGGATTGAAGCACGTCTGACCGCTTGGCTCTGCGGGCAGGAGAAAATTCTTGATACCCTCCGTGCTGGTGAGAAGGACATCTATGCCGCTAACGCGAAAGGTTGGGGCCTCATCCCCGCGGATGTCAAGGACTTCAAACAGTACTGCAAGGAAACTCCGGGGCAAGCGGACCTTCGTCAGCATGTGAAGGCGGGGGTACTTGCTTGCGGCTTTAGTGCTGGATGGAAGGCTATTCAACGCTCGAACCCCGGAATGGACAGGGACCAGTGCCAAGCGATTGTGGACATGTACCGCAGTCGTAGTCCCGAAGTGGTGGCATGGTGGAGAGAGTTGGACGCATTAGCGGCTCGCGGCTATCGTACCCCCTCCCATAGCTTCGCGCTCTCCCTTCCCTCTGGCCGGAAGCTCTATTATCGTAACTGTTACAAGAAGCTTATTCAACCCAAGGATGGTCGCCGCCCCTACTTCGCAACCTGCGTCGATTTCGGGTACAAGTCCTCCATCGTCAATACTAACCTCCTTAGCAACAATAACATCCAGTCAATCGCACGTGACCTCATGGTCCGCACGTTCAATCGCTTGTGCAAGGAATTAGAGGGTGCGCAACCTATCCTTCTCGTGCATGACGAAGCCGTAGTGATGGTCCCGGCTGACCATGCCGAGGAATACGCCCAGCGCATCGAACAGAAAATGGAAGAAACTCCGCAGGGGGCTTCTTCCCTTCCGCCCCTTGCCGAACCGGAAATCAGGGCCAAGAACCGCAAATGGGGGCGCTACCCCCGGCCCCTAACACCCACCGGCCC